TCTTTATTTGCCTCAAGTAATGTTTGTTCGTCCCCACTATTTGAATCATCGCCTTCTGTTATTCCATAAGTCAAGGACTTAAGCTCTTGTGAACCATACCCCATAACATTTCTCTCTGTCGATCTGGCAACGGAGTCGCCATATAAAGACTTGTTATGCCTGTGCTTCGCCCCTTTGCCTCTCTTATCTCCACCATGATATTTGGCCACTTTGTGATATTTCCCCTTTGATTTGGGGGTGGTTGACATCTTCCTTCTCTGAGATTTCTTAAGAAATGGATCATATTCGTCTTCTCTCTTTCCAGGTGCGGCCAAAAGGGCACTTTCGTCGCCGCCTGCTTCAGCTCCCCCTTCTTCGCCGCCAATATCTCCTTCACCGCCAAGATCTCCCTCGCCGCCGAGATCCAAATCTCCTTCACCGCCGAGGTCGAGATCTCCTCCGGGGGCAGTTTCAGACCCCATCCCTATAGAGTCACCTTCGGCTCCGCCTTCTTCGCCTGCCGCTTCTCGTTCAACATCGGCATCGTATTTTCTATCATAATAAATTTCTCTTTGGTTTCTTAAGAACTCCTCTTCGCTCAGGCCAAAGACATTGACGGCAACCCATCGTTTGCTGAAGAACCCCTCAGTGGCAGAGGAGGCAACTTCAAACTTTGTTCTCCAGTGTTCTAGCTCCTGCATCTCAGCAAGCTTAGATGGATTATTAAGAGACAGTGTAAAAGAAATTAGGTCTTGCCCTTCAAACCCCAGAGTGTACAAATGAATAACACCAATCTTTTCCAACTCGGAAATAGCTGCTCTTTGGAGCCTCTGGATAGTTCTCGCGAATCTTATATCTTTTTGTGCTAATGTCGTTTTATCTTCGTCGCCCTCTTGGGATAGATAAGACTGTGGTATTTTTAGAGCCGAAAACAATTTATCTCTTAGATACTTAACATCATCAATATCCCCAGTGTAAGTTCCACCTGGTAACGGTTCAATTTTGGAAGATGCTCCACCACGAACCGGCATAAAGTAATCTTCCTCAATACTAAGAGGATTGTATCTCAAATCAACCCGACCAGTATTGGTATCAATAACTTGATTCCTCTTCATCTGTGTCATGATCTTTTGCATATATTGCTCTACATCCTGAGCAGCAATATTCCCAACATCAATGTAGAAAACTCTTCTCTCTGGAGAGCGAACAATGCGATATGCCATCATAGCATCTTCTAGCAGAGTCAGTTGTCGCCATATTCTTCTAGCAGGCTCCAAAATAGAAGTGCCATATGGAACATATTTATCGTTACCCAATATTCTGAAATGTGCCATCTGCCAATTTTCAAATGTCATACCAGCACTGTTCCACTGGAACTGAACATAGTTCGGATTCTCAGAATCTTCTCCTTCCAATCTTTCTACTTCTTGTGGCGGTAGTCCGATGACGCTTTTTATGCCAAGTTCTTCATCTATATCCAAATATAGAAAGTAGTCCCCATATTTACACATGGTCCGACACCAACCAAAAAGATTAAAATTAACATTCAAAATGTTCTTATACAAGTTTGACAATATTGATTTTATCTCTTCGTTCACACAATCAATTCTCAACATCTCGTCAAGTTGTGTGTGGGTGGTCATCTCGTCCGCATAGATGTCCATAGCAGAAGCGATCTCTGGGGTGAACTCCATTTGATCAAAATCAACATACCTTTCGGCACGATTCTGATTTTGCATTATGTTTGCTTGTAAGTTTTCAAAAGAGTTGTATGAACTCTTTTTAAACTGTCTGCCGCTGGCAGACACAAAATCTTTCTTGTATTTATCAAGCTGTCTTCGTCGCTGTTTCCGATATGTTTGTACACGACGATTTACCAACGGGCTCGAAAGAAGCCTAGTTAGTTTCTTGAATAGATCTGAGTCTGGATTTCTACCGCTGTTGTTGTCTGCCATATTTTATCCTTTGTATATCCACATAAAATCTTGCTGTTGTTGTCTTTCTTTCTCTAAGATATCAAGTGAGCTTTCTTGCTTATATCCTAGCATGCCAGGTATGCTAGTATTTATCTGAGTATTCGTGCTTATCATAGAATTTAATATCGCTTTCTTATATTCTATGTCTCTCTGCGATGTTATTAAAGCAGTGTCCCTAACCCAACATGCTATCGCCAAAGATATGATTAAATCATCATTGTATCCCCTCATCGCTTGTGGTTTGCCATTGTTCCAAACAAAGGTTCTCAGTTCGCTTATAAGCCTAGAAGAGTACGTTGTAAGTATCTTATTCCTAATAAATTCTTCTAGTTTAGCCACTATCAATGGCCTCGTCTTAGATGAAGTCGTAAAGCCAGGAACGGAGTTTGACATTGCTTCTGCCTCAACCGACTCAACGAATTCATGAGTTGATTTCACAGAATAATATAAATTCGGATAATTGATTTCAATAAGCTTTTCTAATACAGAAAACCCTATATTGTTGTTCTCCACCACTAGCAAGCAATTGCCATATTCCCTACCTACAGAATTAAGTAAGTTGGAGAACATATCCATGTTTGGCTTCCCTTGGTATTCTGCCACCAGTTCCATTGTCTCAAGTTTCAAGAGATGAAACACTGAATAATCATTTCCGTCACCTCTGGCGACATCTGCTACCATGAGATATGTGGCAGTTGGATCGTATTCTTCCCATATGTAATAATTTCTGTCAAACCCAGTTCTATATTTCGGATCGCGGACAAACTTCTCCATTACTTCTAGATCTTCTGGGTTTATAACAGTTTCGCCTGACATGTTAAAGCTGCACTCAAGTTCCTGAGCAACATCTCTTCTTGACATGTTTCTAGTTTCTTTTTTGTACCATTCAATGTCCCTGTCCGGATGTCTATCCCAGGGAAGCTTGGTTAGGTAAAACCCATTGCCATTTGTCTCTGCCTCAACACAAGTCTTGTGAAACCAATTGCCAACCCCGTTAGGAGTAGATAAAGCAATACATCTACCACCTGTTGATAATGTCGGATACAACCCTTTCCAAAGTTCTTCCAATCCCTCAACATGGGCGGCCTCATCTACCACCAACAAAGAAAGCGACTCTGAACGACCAGCATCTGCAGACGTTGTAGACGCTGAAATGTTAGAGCCGTTTGAAAGCTCAAAGCTTGTTTGGTTATCTACGGAAATATTTGCCAACTGCATCCACTTAGGAAGTGTTTTTATAATTGATTTGACTTTTCTAACGAGATTTGAAGCTGTCTTAAATTTCGTTGCAACAACTAGTATCTTTTTCTCACGATGAAACATCATCATCCACGCTACATATGCTGCTGTAACCGTGGATATACCAAGCTGCCTTGCTTTTAGAATAACATTGAAACGATAATCATTGAAGTTCTGTAGTAAGTCTTCTTGAAAATCATATAAGTTAAAAGATATCAGCCCTCTCTCTGGGTGAGAAATTTTGACATAATTGTTTATGAAGTAAGCAGGATCTCTGCCTGCTTTTGTGATCTCTTTTCTTATTTCTTTCTTTGTTAACTGATAAGACATAGTTCATTTTATTTTTTTATAGACACGTTCTCCGGCTTTGGGGTGCTCGGATACTTGTCCTTCCCTATCGCCAGAAACTTCTTTATTGAATCATTCAGCCTTTCTTCGCTTGGCTCGTTAAGAGCTTCGACATCTTTCAAATTACCAATCTTGTATTTCGCATTTGCTTCCACCCACACACGAATTCTTGATGTGCTCTGAACCATCATAGATGTTTCACCTTCTTTCGTAAGAGTGAGGTTCTCGTCCATTATCTTTTTATATTCTTTCTTGAGAAAAGATACCACATCGGCCAAAGTACTGTCGATGTCGGATTCAAAGTTCTTGTTATGAGTTTCCTTCAAGGTAAGCTCTGATTGGTATTTTAAACAAAGAGCATTCCCCATGAATGATACCTTAAACCCATCAATCAATCTAGGCCCCGTGATTGCAACCTCTTTTTCTCTCCGAAGACCAATTTTAACTGGTTCCCCATTTTCATCAATAGCACCATCCGATGTATTCGCTGCTGCTTGAGCAATTGCTCTAATCACTTCCAAAGTTGTAGCCATTATTCTTTTTCTCCTTTAGGGGGTCTCCAGCCTTCTTCCCATCTCTGCTCTCTGTCTTCTACCCAAATAATATAACATTTTTCGCAACATTCATATTTGCTCATATAAACATCATCTGCTATGTTGAATGAATATACCTCACATACGGGACAAACCCTATTATTATTCTTATTAAGTAGTTTTTCAGAAACAAAAAAGCCATCTGTTTCTACCTTGCGAGAAGACGAGCTATCTTTATCTCTTATCCTCTTTATCTGTTCTAGGTATTCTTCTTCTTTTGAATCATCCCAATCAGATAAAGGATGCTTCACCGCATCATCACCATATTTGTTTTTTATG